CCCATCCCAGATCGCTGATCACCCGCCTACCCAGCGGGTATCACACCTCCAGTTTGGTACCTTACCAACCGACTGGGAGAGTATGGAGGGGGAACTTCATCCGTTGGGCTCATTGCCCACCGTCCCGGCAGGGGTCTGGATTAGGCTGTCAGCCCTATTCAGTGCACTGTTCATGATTGCTTCTGTTGTCGCCATGCGCGTCACGAGCTATCTTTTACTTAGTGTGACCGTGCTTGCATGCCTTGCATGCGCGGTACTTATCGGCGGGGTCATCATCTCGGTGGGGTGGCTGTCATGGCAACTCCTGGCTTGGTGGTGTGGATGGTCCATCAAGGTCGAGTCTCTGGACCAAGCGCGTAGTGAGCTGTTGAAAACAGCGCGCTCGCGTCGGAGACGTTGGTGGCGCTTCGAAAGAAGGCGGTGCTTGGAGTTGGGAGAGGAGGTGCTGGTAAGCTTGCTGGCTGGTGACGTCACGTCATCGACCTATGGTGCAGCCTCCCAACTTCTGGCCTGCGAGGTTAAGGCGCGGGTTGGCAGCATGCCGTATGATGGACCTGGAGGGGTCAATCGTGCTGCATTTGTCAAGTCTGCGTATGCGATCATTGCTGAGCAAAGGTTACGGATCAACACAGACCTTGCCGATCCTGAGCTCACCCCCGTCCTGGGTGCTATCCGCAGAGTGGATATGGATGGGGTGGTCAACCGTGCGTCGATCTGTTACTTCTTGGTGACAGGTGAGGAACGTGTCGAGACATTCGTGCTGTCACAAATGGCACAGGATGTCCGGCGCGGGCGCGCGTAGGGGGGCCTAGTCAATGTCGGTGGTTCCAGAACAGCTCTCAAACCTAGGTTCACATCCTATAAATCCGAACGGGTTGAGATGGTTTCCACTACCACGGCTGGGATCCCAAAGGTTCGCCGGGCATTCGTGCTCGGCGGGGTCGCCCCACAATGCGACCATGTGGTGCACAACGCTGAGCACCACAACAATCTTGTTGGGGTTATTGAGCGGGTTATTCTCGCAAAAGGTACCGAACCACCCCAACCGTCCCCTGGTCTATTCCCACGCACCCTCTCTGGTGTCTTCGAGTTCTTCAAACGTGAGGCGCATGTTGCCCGGCCATGGAACCAGGATGAGCTCCTGGCGCACACCAGGCCGCACAAAATGCGTGTCACTATGGATGCTCTGAAGTCACTTGCTATCTCCGGCATCCGGCGAGCCGATTCATATATCCGAGGCTTCGTCAAGGCAGAGAAGGTGTTTGACAAGGAGGCGGCACCGCGTGTCATTCAGCCAAGGACACCGCGGTTTGTAGTGGCCACAAGCGTATTCCTCAAGCGCTTGGAGGGTCCCATCTACCAGCTTTTGGCAAAGCTGTGGAAAGGTCCCACGGTCATGAAAGGCTATAATGCAGAGCAGACAGCAGCGCACTTGAGGGAAATGTGGGAGCAGTTTGACGATCCTGTGGCGGTGGGCCTCGATGCATCACGGTTTGATCAGCATGTCAGTGGGCAAGCACTACTATGGGAGCATTCAATTTACAAGCTGTTCTACAGGGGGACAGACCTCCGCGAGCTCGAGAGGCTGCTTGAGTGGCAGGTGGACCAAAAAGCTACGTTCAGGGCACCGGATGGGACAGTCAAGTTCAAGATTCACGGCGGAAGGGCAAGTGGCGACATCAACACAGCATTGGGCAATTGCCTGCTCATGTGTGCTATGGTGTGGGCCTACTGCAAGCTAGTTTGTGTGCGGGCTCGGCTGGCCAATAACGGTGATGACTGCGTTGTTATTATGGACAGGCGTGACCTTAAGAAATTCCAATCTAGGGTCAGCCAGTTTTTCTTGGGCATGGGCTTCACAATGAAAGTTGAGGAGCCTGTGACCGTGTTCGAGAAAATCGTATTCTGCCAGACGCAGCCAATCTGGGCTTCGGGAGTTTGGCGCATGTGTAGACAGTTCCCGCAGTGTTTGCGCAAAGATACTATGTATTTAGACGTTAGAGCTGATGAAGTACCGGGACGCATTGCCGCAATCGGTGTTTGTGGTACAGCAGTGGCGTCCGGGGTTCCGTGCCTACAGGCCCTATATGAGCGCATGGCGGGTGTGGCTAAGCCAATGGGTGGTGACAGTGTGGGTTATGGGTTCAGTATGATGTCCCATGGCCTCACACCAAAGCACGTTCCGGTCACGGATCGTGCTAGGTTGTCATTCTTTGAGGCATTTGGCATCAACCCACATGAACAGATGCTCTTTGAGGCACACGAGCTCCGGCTAGACGATTCCCCAGTCGTCTACCCCTATCCACTCTGGAATGTCTAATCGCGTCGATTTAAATGTCAGTGGTTTCAACCTACCGCTTGGGCTTTGTTGCCCACAGTGGAACAGGTTTGTGAGTTCAACTGTCCTCCCAGTTCAAACAGGGTGGGAGTCAAAGGGACTTAGCCTCGGGCCTGCAGTGAATTTTAGCAATTCAAGCTGCTTCACGAGTCTGCTAGACCCATGCATACCGTTGAATACTGGGGCGTATACTTGTCCCAACAATGCAACGCAACTGCTTTGGTCTGCAGGCACATTTGGCAGTGTGCGACCAGTTGGTTTGCCCTTTGGGGCCACGGATTCATTTGGCCCGTTCTCTGCAGCCGCAGGCAATTTTTACGACACGACGACATCGTACACGCGTGTGAATGCACGTGTCACTTCCAGTAGGAGTGAACCTCTTTGGCCTTATGTGGCACCAACGTGGCCTGTTTGGCTTGCTAGAGGTTTAGGGGCATCCATGAACGTGCCAGCAGGAGCGACAGCAATCAATACTGCAGTCTATAACAGTACACAGGTCCAATACCTGTGGGGATTGACCGATGGCATGATCGTCCACCCGGATGATCAGGCCAAGGTTGCAGGGTGGCGTAGGGTCCAGGGGTTCATGTACCCTGTTGGGCTTAATGCACCTAACAACTCAACCAATGCTGCTGTTGGGGCTACTGTCCCAGCGGCATACACTGGGGTCAATAGAGCTGGGGTCACCGAGACGGCCCGCGGCTTGGTTGTAGACTTGTCGAACTGGTTGCCTAGTCCAGCTGGCTCAGTAATGATGAAAGGATTCATGATCCGATCATAGCCACTGCAGGATTACTGCACCCACAGTAATGGCGAAAATGCAAAAGAAACGTACCAATAAGGTCAGGGGCCTCAAGACCCGGCGGCCCATCAAGTTGACCCGCACCTTACTAGATGCTCAGGCTAGTAACCACATGAAGCAGCTGTCAGACCCATGTAACGGCCCACTAACACATCCAGTGTATGACGGGTACACTCGTGGCAATTTGGTTCGGCTGCGTGGCTCTTTTACTGTCGGAGCTGGCGCTGGTGAGACATGCGGGTTCTTCTTTTGGAATCCTCAGGGTAATTTTGTTTACAATAACGGTAGTGTAAATACAACAACAACCTACTCCGCCACTGCCGTCCGCGGGCCACACGACACGTATATCGGTAACAACTTTGACACGTACCGTGTGGTGTCTGCTTGTATCACTGTCATACCCAACGCCAGTGAGTACAACAGGCAGGGTTTGGTGTATGCCGGCACTGTCAATGGTGGCCTGGTGAATGAGGGAGCTAGTGTATCCATTGGCTCCTTCACTTCACTCATGCCCACTGTTGAGAGGGCTCCCAACTCAGGTGTTGAGGTGGTGTGGCTTCCATCTTTTGGGGACGCAAACTTTGTCCCTAGGAGTACGACTGCAGCACCCATCTCAGGAACGGGCACTGGCTCAACCTATGTTGATGGAGCGAGCGCACTGGCTTTCGGTTTTACCGGAGCAGTCGCTGCCAGTGGATACACTGTGATCTGTACCGCGACTTATGAGTTCCTCCAGCCGTCTGGCTCGGGGGTGATTCAGCAGCCATCCGTTCCTTCCAAGAACACAATCAATGATGTACTTCGGGAGTTTTGGCGTAGGCATGGCAGTACTGTGAAGAAGGTGGGGGTAGAAGCGCTGTCTCTTGCTGTTTCTGCATTAGGCTAGGTTAGGAGAACTCAGGTTGCGTAAGTTGAGTACTGGTGGGTGTGGACTGGGTGGGGACCCAGAGTGTGTACCAGAATCCTACTGGTAGCCGCACCGCTCAACTTAATGTCATCTTGTTAAAATCGTCAGGTCCAGACAATAAGGGTTGTCTGGGGGCTGCCTGACTGATGCCAGAAGCTGTTCACAACCCCGCAAGGG